CGGCCCCGTCTGTCAGCATGTTATTGTCGCTAAAGACTATCTTATCTCCCTGCCAAATTTCTATTTCTCCTCTCATCAGTTATCAAACTCCACTTCTGTATATTGTTGCCCGCTTTTGGTATTAGGAACCCAGTCAGGATGTTGTCTGTAGCTGTTCCTGCTTCCTCCGCTGACCCCCAAGTCTTCGAAGCTAATGCTGGCGTCTCTAGTTGCGAAGACGGTAGTGTGCATTCCTGCGGGTTGTCCTATTAACCCATTATAGAATTTTAATAAACCTGCGATTTCTTTTTTATCCATGAAGTATTTGTATTCTTCAATAAAAGGCGTTAATGGGATACCGCTAGTTTCTAAACCAAACCCTGTTGACATACCCGCCTGATAACGGAGAGTGGTGTCTTGCAACTCTACGCTATCAAGAAGCATGTATTTGTTTTGATTTTGGTTCTCTAGGAAAAATACTTCTACTACATAATTTCTGTCTTTATGTACCTGATCGGTTTTCTTAAATTGCTCATTGTTCTTATCTATAATTTTTAGATATTCATAATTGTTATGAACAGTAAAGTTTCTTGTATCGAACTTTACTGAGAACTCATCAAAGTATTCTTCGTTGATCGTTTGCAAAGAGATGTCCGGGTACTTTTTACTTTGGGTATCTTGTGCATTCAGGCAATACTCTACAAAAGTGTTTCCTCTATCCCTTAAAGCAAAGTTAAATATATGAGAGAGACTATATTTAACTTGATCTATACTTAGAGTAGTTACATCTGTAGGCACCCATTTCCCTTTTTGCGTCCAGGTCCACATCAACCCGTCTTCAGGTTCAGTATGAATCCATACGCCTAATTTTCCTCCACCCAAAATACCCTTTTCTTCATCAGCTACTAAAGCCTTTACCTTAACTTCAAACTGATGCTCAGGCACTAAAGTATTAACGGCCTCCCCATAAGAGGATAAATCAAATCTTAAGCGAGGTAATCCTCCAACAGATTTACATTTAATTACTGTATTGTCTATTAAATAATTACTCTTACCCTTAACATATGCTGATGAATCTAAACGAATAATCTTAAATTGGTTTGCGGTTGGTCCTGAAGAAACATCACAAATTTCTACACCACTTAGTATTGTTGGGTTTCTGTAATCAGCGGAACTAACAGAATCTAAATAAGTGCCGGAGATAGGGATCACCGCATCTCTAGGCTCTCTTGCTACAAATGTTCCTGGCGCTCCGTCTGAGAAAGTATTTGTATTATTTATTGGTTTATCGTCTAGAACTGAGGTTTCTAAGAAAGAGGCTCCATTAACACCTAGCTTTTTAAAATCACAATTGTAAAGACCCTTGCCGAAGATGTGAGCAAATATATACCCCCCGGTTCTATTTTGATAGTCTGCCCCAAGAGGATGTCTATTAAAGGTCTTGCAGTACGCTGCGTATAGCTTCTGGAAATCACTTCCTGGGCTAAAGGATTCGTAGTCTTTGTAAGAGTTTAATACATACCCGCTTGCTATTGCAGAGTTGGCGAAGCTTTGTACTTGGTCTTTCCAATAAGTATCGTCTGAGAAACTAGATGGGTCATTACTTATTTGTCTTTCCGCATAATCTCTAGCCTTCTTTTCAAATAAAGAGTGCATAGAAAAGTAAACCTCAGGCATTTGACAACGATCAACGTATCTGTCCGTGGCTGATGTAATGTCTTCGTTCTTAGCGTCCGAACCTAAGCCCCCAGCAAACCCCCTGTAAGGGAATGTGTTACTTGTGTCAACACCGGAAAAGGTTTTATTTGATTGTAAATTTTCACAAAAGTCCCAAACACCAGAGATATTAGTATGGTCCTCTATAGGAAAAAAAGAATTTGAAGAAGGAATATATCCTAGCGTAAGCTCACCTAAAGAGCTTGGCATGGACTCTTCGTTTATAAGCTCTGCCCATTGGACAGGAGCATTAAATCCTGTTCTATCGTAATACCCCTCTTTTGGAAGGACATTCTTTAAGTTACGTCTCCTTAAAGCATTTCTAGTTGGGCCTACAATTACGTCGGTAGAACTTAACTGAGATGTTATGGTGTCTACTTGATCTCGTTTAAAGGTACTGTACCCTTCGGGTGTTTTGCTTGATGTAATCTCTACTCCACTGACCGCTATGTTGCCTAGAATAGTTCCTGAGGAATATCCGGCCCGCGTGTCCACTTTGTCCACTCCGACGTAAGAGAAGAGCGTAGAAGAGGGCTCAGTGAAATCAAACGCCGAGGCGTTTAGATTAACTCTAGGAATAGAGTGAGCAGGGCTGTATTCTTGAGTAACCCTGGCTGTTTCATACAATGCATACTTAGAATCGTTCTCTAAGTTAGCACTTCTAAAATTAAAATCAGTATTATCAAAGTCTAAGAAAAAGTGAGAAGACTTACCATTCCATAAGCTAAGTAAATTTTTCTCATAATCTGAGATGCTGAACATCACATCATCATAATTTGGAGGATTTTGGACAGAACTAAAGAACATTAAAAACTCATTTAAGTCTTCAATAGCGTTATCCGTATTTACCGCAGCCTCAGAAATGTAATCGCCTACCTGATCAGCAAATTCCGGCCTAACCTTAAAGCATTTAAGTTTATCCACCAATAGATCTACTAACGGTTGTGTTACAACACAATCTCGATAATACTTTACTTCTTCAAAAGGAGGTATCGGATAATTTTGTCTTCCTCTAAAATTAAAAACAAAATCAGCGTCGCCTTCGAACAATAAATATTGTACTGCTACATCATCCTGTGGGTGAGATATACCAGCCATGTAAACTCCTGTACCAAAAGGTCCTTGGCCTACTGCGTCATCCCATTGAGACCGTTCTCCATAATCATACCTCTGTCTTCGTATAGCTTCATACCCCGGCCCACCGCTGACATGTGCGTGCCAACCGAGAGACTTAGGGTCTCCAATAATACTATAGACCTCTCCTTTCGTGCCATCAGCGTTCATTTTATAGAATCTAGGCAGCGGGTACTCTTCACCAAAAGAACGGAAGTTTTCGGGAAATACTCTAGCCAAATCAAGTAAGATGGTGTCTGTAGCCAGCTTTAAATTATCCTCTAAACTACTTGTACTATAAGCAAATACGCCAGACTCAGAAGCTTTTTCTACTGTCCAAGTCTTTAGGTCTTTAAACAAAGGGGATTCAGTTCCTAAAGCATACCAAATAAGGAAGGGTAAATAAGATTCCCAAAGAGGAGTTATACTTCCACTTAGGTCTAACACACTATTTACTATTAGCGCATTTAACGCGGATCTTAGAGCAGCTTCAGTACCTATTTTTTTGTATACGTCTGTAGCTACCCTAAGTTGGTGTCTCCACTTCTCTGATGCGTTTCCTCTTAGTTTATACCCTATTAGGTCAGCAAGGTATCTTATACGCTCGGCATCAACATTCTCAATGTCATAGAGATATTTTATATTTTCCGCTTGATCTGATATATCAGAAAAATGAAAACCTAGAGCAGTTAAAAATTTTCTATGCGGGCCAGCAGACTTTCTGTCTTCTAAAGTTATTTGTGCATCTATAAAATCATCAAATGCAGCTTTTACTGTGTAGTCTTGTGAGTCAATATTCAATGGAGAATAAATGACTTGATTCAAAACCTGTAAGTTCTCTAATCTTTGTGTTCCACTAGTGTAGGTGGCTACTGATCCATCGCTAGAATCTAGTATAGCGTCAGCGGGGCCAGAAAGAAAAGCATCAGGTATGTAAGATCCAAACGAGCACGCCTCAACATTTTTCCAAACGTACTCTTGGAGTCCACTAACCCCGTCGAGCGTATTAAGTTCTCTTCCTATAAATAGATCAGATAAGCAAGCTAAAACAAAAGATGATGGCGAGTAATCTAAGCCCCCCAAAGCGGAAGTATTTAAAAAGTAAAACCAACCTAAGCTATCCACTAAATAATTATGTACGCTTGATGCTTCCGCGTTGTTAGTAAACGCAGAAAGCTCAGACATGTTATTTTCTATCGTTCCTGGCGTGTTAACGCCAGGGGGAACTAGTTTAGGTAATAAAGTAGAAGATAAGTAATTATAAAAATCTACTTTTGCTTCAAAATTACTATAGTTTTTCTCTAAGGGTAACAGAATGTCTTGTAGAAAACTTTGATTTGTTACTTTCGTTAGCTCATTTTGTTTTACAAAATATTGAGATATACCATTAATGGAACTAAGGTCTTTAGTTTGGGTTCCTGGGACGGAAGATAACGGCAGAACAGTAGAAACATTATTAGCAATGTCAATATGTGTTTTAATTACTTGTGAGATGGGATTTATTTCCGTCCCGTGTAACTCAACATCTTCTTGTTGGTAAACGCCTGGAGTCAATACCTCAAGTAGGTCCACAAAGTTAGACTTGTAGTACGTTCTTGGGTTCGGAGTGTATTTGCTGTTGTCAACCATTAGGCTAGGTATTCTACATTAATTGTTAAATTATTCAGTTGAATAATTTCATTGAAATCAATTCTAATATCCTGATCTACGTTGTCCAAAGTAGAGAATCGAACCTCGTCTACCTCAAAGATTGTTCTATTTAAGTCAGCAACAATAAGATCTTCACCAAACTCAGTGTTATCTATACTCAAGTAAGTTAGGATTTTGTCTCTTACCCTTGCCTTAACAGCTTCTTCGTTTTCCTTTTGCGATAAATCAACCCTAATCGTACATACTAAATCTAGAGTTCTAATTAAACCATCTACTACAACAATATCATCGGTCATCATTTTTTTCTCAGTCATCGCAGTAAGAAGCTGAGTCTTGAAATTAGTTGTAGCTTTTTGCAGTTGGAGGTCTCCGGCTTTTTCTAGTATGTATATGTCTATTGTGTTAGCTGAGGAATAGGCATTTCTTGTTGCTGCTGTAGCCTTTCCCGCTGTACCAAAATCACTAATAAACGTATTAGCAAACACAGAGTAATCTTGTAATGTTACTAGTCTATCCTGTCTTCTAAACGTCAAAGGAGCATACTTTTTCGCGTGTTCAATAGTTTCTGCGTTCGCGCCGCCAGTAGCTTTAGACGTATTTGTCATTGTACCTTGATACGCTGTTTCCCCTGCTGTTGCCACTACAGAGGCATTAATTGCTCGCTTCTCTAGGTTTCCTCTAGTGCCTCCCCCAACACGATAGTTAACCGAATAACTAGCATCGGACGGAGGAGAAACTCCAGCCACTCCGTTGCCAAACACTATTGTAGCCTTGTAAAAATCATCATAGTTTATTTCAAAAATTTTGTCTGAAGCGCCAGAAGCGAAATAAACAGAATCCACTTCTTTGTATGCCCCCTCAGTCTCTGGAGTATTTGTTTGGAGGAAGACCTCCACACTTCCCTCTATTACAGGGCCGTCAGCCAGTTCAATAGTTTTCTGCCCTTCAGTCGCTGCGAAGTCTCCTGTCTCAACTACAAGAGCGCCTTCTTGAATAGCTAAATTAGAAAAAATATTTTTATTGTCTCCCAGCCCTTCTCCGCTAGGTGTTAAGAATATTTGGGCTGTTGTATTAGCAGAATCAACTAAACCGTTTACTACCTTATAGAGAGTATATGTTGTTTGAGCGCCGTCTTCTGGTGACAATATCTCCAACACTCTCTCTGAAGGATTAATTACTATTTGTGAGACCATAGAAAGGTCTTCATTAGAAAAAGTTACCTGAGCATCTGCTGCGGCAGACAATGGTCCTCGCATTCTTATACCTATTAGCTCTAACAACTTCTTAACACTAGCTCTTTGTTGAGCAGTTGTTATATAATTTTCATTAGCTAACATGTCAGCCTTCATGGAAATAACTGCCCCCATGTACGCAGCTAGTTCAATAAACATCATCCCTAAGTCGGATTCTACAAAATACTTATAGTCGTCTGGATAAACAGATTTTATATAAGATATTAAAGAATCTCTAAGCGACGTAAAGTCCGTAGCTGCGAAGTCGATAAGCTTCATTCTACTATTCAAAACTAAAGGAGCTAACTTCATAAAGTCTGAAGATATAGTACCAGAAAAATTCATTGTATTTTTGCCTCGATATCAAAAACCTCCAGGTCGGCTGTGTCTAGGCTAACAGACAAGACAACCCTAATTCCATTTCCGCCAGTAGCGTCATATTCCCCAGTCTCAAAAACAGCCACTTTCCTCAACGTGGCCCCTACAATATAGTTAGAAAAGGAAACACTTATAGTGTTTCTTATTGCTTCAAATAACTCAGACGTTATTGGTTGAAATAAATACTTTCTAAGGTTGCAACCAAAGTTAGGTAGCATTAGCCTTTCGCCCCTTTCTGTCTTTAAAAGCTGTGCCACCGCCTGTCGTATCATCTGACGCCCACTGCTTTTTTTAAAAAATCCCCCACTATCTTTGTTCAAACCTAAAGGGAAGGTTAAACCATATACCTCTTGCCTTTTAGCAGTTGGAGCTTGTTCTTCGTACTTAGTAGGTCTTCTACCAAAACGAAATACTGTTGAGTTAGCGGCCATTAGATTTTAATATTTTTGAAGAAGCCTTTTTGGGCGTCGTAGTTTATTCTTACCTCTGTACTATTTAGTGGTTTAGAGTAAAATTTTAAGCTTCCTATATGTCCCCGAAGACCGCTTGTTATTCCTCCTCTATCTCCACCCATAAAATTACCCCTATAGTACATCCCATCAGTATATCCTCCTCCAACTATCCAAGGAGTATAAAAGGAATTTAACAACGGGCCTTCTTTTAAAATCTGAGGCGCATCTACAGTAGTAGAGCTATATTCAAAGCTATTGGCTTTTTTGAATGTTGGGAGAGCCGCTGCTTGGCCCATAGGCATACCGAAAACGTCGGTCATAGAAGACATGGCAACGAGGTCCCCGTCAGCGTACATCCTAACCTCATTCCTTATTGGGTCACAAGCAACATCAATAAGAACAAACTGAGAAGATACGTCTCCAAAGCTAGTAGAAGACAAATCTACTTTCATTTTAAGCAGGTCAGGGAAATTAACACAATCGCTCTTGTTAATAAATGAAGCCGAAGAAGCGTCTCTAGATATTGTTGGTGCTATAAAAAAGCTTAGAGAGGACACAGGATCGTTAGCAGCATTATCATTACTGTGGTATATTGGTAGTGCTGAAGTTGAAGTTTGTGTTATTCTTCTGTCTCGACTGAAGCCACAAAGCATACCTCGAACCAACTGCTCTCCTCTATCATTAGGCAGGAAGTCTAAGTCTCTAACAGACCCGTCAGTATCTAAATTAGATACTCCTTCTTTTATTCCGACGTTCTCACTAGCTAAGACAACTTTTGTAAGAGAAGATGGGCCTCCACTTAACCAACCAGTTGCCCCGTCTGTAATGTTCGGAACATGAACCCAAAACTCCATACTGAAGCCCGAAGGTGAGTACGTTAGGTTTCTATACTCTGGGGTGTCCGGTAGTTTTACATAACTTCCTACTGCGGAAGCTGCCGCCTCTTGTCCCTCTGTTGATTTATTTTTAACAATGCCTTGTAAGTAAGGCACCCCTAACCCAGAAACAAATATGTCTCTTTTAGATGTTCCTACCATCTGAGCATTATTGTACATATCCTCTGTAGCACAATTAGTAGTTTGGAACTTCTCGGAAGCCGGAAGCTCTAAGTTTGTGTCTAAGAAGTTGTAGATAGCAAAAAGATTTTCTGTTACGATAGCGTCCGTAAGGGAGAGCACTGCCGCATTAGTAGAACCTGTTGACGAAGGGGTGTAAATAATACTTCCCTTACCTACTGTGGGAATATTTAAATGCTCATAACTAAGAGATTCTGGCTTTGCACTAACCTTTACATACTTAGCGTTGATTGGAAGTACAATCCCAGTAACCTCTGCTTGCTCAAAAATTAGAGCTTTCTGCTTTTCTAAATCAACTTGGAGGTTATAATCAGCTAAAAACGAAAAATCATTGATTGGTATTTTACCTGGAGGAAATACTGGGGATGTTTCGCCTCCGTAAATTTGGGGTGCTTTAACAGCTACCTCAATCTGTTTCTTTCTTCTATTTAGCTTATTGTTATGAGTAGCTATTTCAGAAATGATAAGCTGCTTTTGGTTTAATACTATGGCGTCAGTTTCACTGCCCGTTTCGTTTATATACGTTTGCAGGTCTGCGGACAAATCAAATACTAGCTTATCTCTTTGTTGTTTTAATACTTGCAAGAAATGGTCTTGATCATAATATTCTTGCATTCCTAAGCTGTCGTCTATCAAGGCAATGTCAAAAATATTGTCAGCAAACCTGTTAAGAGAGTTCAAGTCTATCTCATCACCTCTTCCCCCTAGGTTAGGATCGAAGTTATACTTCCACCTGTCGCCAACAGGAACAATCCCAGAGATAGCCGTATACACAGGATCAAGTCCTCCTTTCTGCGAGTCATAGTAGAGACCGTCTTTAGTTAATAGGTACTGGCCTGTCGTAGTTTCTGGGGGGCCAAACGTAAGGCGGAAAGTTCCTTCTTCATCTAAACCGGGGTCAACAGCCCCTGAAGTGTTTAGTAGTGAAAGACCGTACTCAGCGTCGTCTTTGAATAAAGGCTCTAGGGAAGGATCTTCTTGTCTAGCTTTAAGAATTGCATTGATTTTAGCCTCTAAAGCATTGGCTCTATCAATAAACTCTTTGCCCTCGTTTGCTACAGCTATGGCGGCGGCGTACTTTTGATTAGCCTCTGCCTCTCGCTCCGCAGGAGTTTTGTTTTTTGATCCGTAGGAAGGGTCAGAAGCTTCTAGGTAATCTTTGTAGCCCCCTACACAATCGAGAATACCTTGAACCTGCTCAACCGCAGCATTGATACCGTTGTAAATATCAGCGCCAAACTCAGCTAAAGCATTAATATACTCAATGATAACAAAAAGCTGGTCGAGTCCAATACCCATCCAGCCCTCTCCAATCTTAAATTGAAATCTTCCCGTAGCCAAATCAAAAGTAAAGATTCCGAAGTCTAGCTGTACCATTCGGTACAGCTTATTAATAAACTCCTGTGCTTTTGCTCTAGCCTCTTGAGTGGCTAAAGAAATACTTACTAGAACAGGTGTAGGGAGAAGGCTAAGTAAGTCTTCTCCTAAGTTTAAGAGACAACTTGGCATTCCATAGGTAATCCCTAACGCTCTAACTGCGCCAGTACCTTCTCCTTTTACACTAAGGAATGTTTCTAAATCAAAAGATGCCATTTATAATACTCCGGTGAATGCGTAGTCTCCTAACCCTAGCAGTGCTTTTCCTGTAGGGGCGGGTAAATTACTGTTAGGTATTGCCAGGGAGGGAAGACCTAATGTACCTGGAGGAGCACCTGCTAGACTAACAAGACTTCCATTAACATTAGTGGGGCCTAGACTGTCAATAATTACAGCAGCTTCTCCTCTAATAGATAGTGGACCTAAAGAGTTTAATCTTAATCCTCCTACGCCAGCGTTAATATCAATAGTTGTAGCATCTAAAACAATTTTTCCTGCCGTAGGGTTCAAACATTTTAGTACGATTGTTCCATCAGGAGCGTTAGTTTGTAGTTGGATTAGTTGCTGAGTTCCCGTTACACTTGTAGTCTCTAAAAATATTCTGCCTAGAAGCGGAGACTTTGACATTATGTTTACATCACCCCAATCACTTTGTACATTTACATTGCCACAAGGGATAAGAGGATTAATGTGTTGGAAGTTGCCCCAAAGAACTCCATTTGCACTATTTCTTACAGTTAGCTCCCTTCCTCCGCTACCCACACGCGCTTCTAGATCACTTCCTGTACTCCTTAATAATTGTGGACCCTTCGACATAATCTCGATAGACTGCGCGTCCTTTCCGGGCACAAATTGGGGGTTGCTGGTCAGGGTTATGGACGAGTTGTTTCCTGAGTCTAGTTTGATAGAGTCGATGCCTGGGCTGTCGTGCATCGTAATTTTCTTTCCACTACCCGTTCTCAGTTCCGCTTTAACATTATTAACAGTCTTTTGGTCATTCTCGTCCGAAAGCTCTAAAGCTTGGCCGTTATTTCCCTGCAAAATCACTTTAGCAGGAACTCCAGCAAGTTTATTTATACCTGGATCTATTCTAGAGAAGGGTGTAGAAGTATTTTCTTTATCCTCACTTGATGTTAACTCAGGAGAAAATGTTGCTCCCATGTAGTACCAGCTATCGCTACCTTCGGGACAACAAACCAAAATAGGAGTAAATAGCTCAGGGACCGCAATCATTCCAGCAGTCCCCCCACTACCATAAGGGCTAACGTAATAAACAGTTTGAAGCCCCTCCATCCCAGAGATCTTAGCTAAAAATACACCCCTAGTAGAAAGATCTACTCTACTTCTAACTTCTGCTGTCTTTATTTGTGTCTTCTCTAGTTCCATATTATTTTAGAATTTTGTATAAAAATTGGGAGCAGGTATAGTTTTCCACAGATCAGCCTGATCCTTCGGTAGAGTGACCGGAACCGTAAAGTTTTCGTCTCCAACCTTGATGGTTGGGATGTTAACTGTCTCTAGCTTTGTTGTCATATCAATTTTAGCTAACTGAAATTCAGAATGACATTTACCAGAACTAATGGTATGCTTAAGTCCCGTTATAAAATACAGCCCTGTTAGGAATCGGTTAAATTTAGATCTTTTTACTTTACCAGAAGTTTTTACAGGGGCGTCTTCAGCTAGTAGGATTACGGGTTTTGATACTAAAGCACCTCTTGTAGCTAGGTTGAAGAAGGGCAGCGTTTGTATGGTTGCGCTTCTAGTTACCTTGGTAATCATATTAGCGAACCTATCCATTAGTTGAGGTGGGGACTGCTCAAGCTCCTCTTCAATTTCTACAGTCATAGCATTTCCGTTTCTACTTATTGCCTCAACAAAACTAGCAATAGCTTTCTCTCTAGCATCTCCATCATCATCATAGACTTCCTTAACTAAGTCAGGACTTAGCTTATCCATAATTTTTTTTATTAGTTTTTTATTATCTAAAGCAGGACCAAAGGAAGAATACTTATTTGCTAGAACAGCTTTTGCCATACCCGCTTGATCTAATATTTCAAAATCGTTTTCTCTAATATTTATTCCTCCTCCCTCTTTTACGAATTGTGCCACTCGATCTATATTTGCGGCAAAAGTTAAAAGTAGGTTAGCAAAATAATTACCCTCATCTTTAGCTTTTATGGAGAGCACATTCGGATTTTGTGTGTTATACCTGAAAATAGGAATAGCTTGTTTTTCAACGTCTTCTTCAACATCAGTAACGCCTTCAACACTGGCAAGGGCAAATTTATCAGGAACAGAGTAAAGGTTTCCTAATAAGTACCCAGGGTATTTTACGCGATTCTTTTCTTTAATTTTTTTAGCGTATTCTCCGCTACCAAAGAAAGCTAAGTCGTCTTTGTAAATATATCCAGCTAGGTCTTTCATTCGGTCTCCAGTGTAAACTAAAGCATTAATAAAAGATGCATCTCCTAATATGTAAGTATCCCTGTTTGAATCAAAGCCGGGGAGATCTGCTAAAATATCAAGTAACTCCATATCTGACTCCGCAATATAAATTGGATAAGGCGTATATGCATCACCAGATACTTTACATATATTATTTATTACTGATTTAACTTTTGCTAGTGCGTCCGGGGTTTTTCCAGTATCAGAAGCCTCCATTGATGCGTAGAATTCATTATTTTTATAAAGGTCGTCACCCGCTCGGAGCGGGATACCACCAGACTTCGCTTGAGCTACTTGCTGCGCTACAAGCACATTTGGTCCAGAATTTGCGTTCTCCTGTGTAACTTTATAAGGACCCTTCGGAGTTATTAACAACTGTAAGCCTAGCTTTTTCAAAAGAGCTTCTACTGCAAATCTTTTATCTTCATACCCATAGTTAGGGCCGGATCCACCGGGAGAGGTTTCTCCTTTTACCCTTTGATAATACTTGGAAAGGGTAATATTGAGATTTGGTAGTAATAAAATAACATTAGCTCCCCCAGTGAACTTTTTCACAAATCTAGTTACAACATCAACTACAAGTTTATGAATGTCTAGATCACCACCTAGTAAGTCGTCGCCATCACCGTAAATCGGCAAGCCCAATCTATCATTTCCAAAAAAATCTAACTCATCGCTATAAGAGGTAAATCTAGTTTTATATCCATATAGGACTGCATCTAAACTTTGGTTGTATAATCCTTTCCTGTTATCTTTATTTAAAGATCGAGGAACAGGAGCAAATCTAAGTGTAATTTTTCTTGTTTTTGAGGGATCTAAAACTACGCCTGTTATCATTAGTCTTTGTACAGGAGACCAATATTCAGGATTTGGACCTACACCAAAGGAAAGATAAAAGTATTTTGTTTTGCTGAGGTCCACTATATTTTTAAATTCCGCAGAGCCAAGCTTAGGTAATTCCTTAGTAGACTTTAATATTTCTTTTTCTTCTTTTTTTTCTATTGAGTTTTTTTCTTTAGAATTTCCGAAAGACAGATATCTGCCTAGAGATAAAAATGCACTTTGTGTATTGACATATAAATCTTCAAATTCGTTTTTAGGATCTATAATCTCTAAAATAGCCTCAGTCTCCGAACCCATCATGTTGTAGTTAAACGAAATAATGTTTGGGTTATTTTGTGTGCTAAACAAAAACACATCTTTATTGTCCTGAGTAAACATAGGCGCTGCCGAACCCAGCTTTTGGAGGGCTTTGTTTAGAGCATCTCTGCTTTCAGATATAATGATATTCCCCGCTGCGACTGTCATGAGAATTTAGGTATTAGTATTCTATCGTTTACTTTAAATCCTTCAAAAGGATCTGATATAGAGTTAACTTCCATTAGAAGCCACCACTTACCGGGGTCTCCATAAAAAACATTTGCTATCAAATCCGGCCTGTGCGCGTAGCCATCAGGAACGTAACCGACTTCATACTCGTAAGAGGTTTCAATATTCTCTATAAGTCGATCATGACCTTCAGTATGAACAATTGTGTTAACCTTAGTATTTCTATGCCTTACTACAGCCTCACCTAATTCGTAAGGGCCTCTATCCTGTACTAATCTTTCTGGCATCAGTTAAACCTCCCTGGATCCATACTCTGGTGTGATTTTGAAAGCATTACTTCCCAACCAACTAGGTTGTCTCTAGAAACTAAATTTCCTGGCTTGAACTCTTCGTAGTCTCCCGCTCTCAACTCTTCTAACTTCATTGATACCCTAACTTGGCGAGGCATCATAGTTTGAAGATCGTACCCCGCTGCCTCGACTGGTTCAAAGTTATAGTCGGTGCATATACAAGGAATATTTTGAAACAGTATACCATGATTCACCCTTACTACAGGAGGACCATAAATAGGCTGCTCTGAGTTATTTGTAACCGAAGCTCGAATAATGTTCATCCAGTACATAACTAAATTTATTAGTCTGTACTTTTCTTTAGATACAGAAAGTGTATTGCTAGGGTTATTATTGAAAAGTGTCGTTGCGTTTGATTGAGCTAAATACCCCAAAGGGACATCAGCACCTGGAAAAAGATTAAAATTAGTTTGTTGAAAAACAGGATCTAAAGTAGGAACTTCACTAAATTGAGTATTCGAATAAAACTCATTAAAGAACTTTTCCGCATCAGCCCTAAGGTCTCCCCTCATTCCTCCAACGCTTTCTATCTCTCCTGCGGCGGGAGCAAAGAATCTATCTCTTTCCGCTTCATTGTTTTCTACAGACACCGTGCTAATGTAGTTTTCCAATGCAGTGGACGTACCTTGCTCTAATATGTGAGGAAAGTTTAAGTTAAAAGTTAAATTTAACTTTCTAGATTCGGCTCCGAGGTAGGTGTACAGTTGGCTGGATCTAGCCAGCAAATCATATTTCTCATACCTTGCCCTTTTTGATTCCGTTATGCTTATGTTCTCAAAGAAAGGCATTGTTACAGCAATATCTACACCTCCACCTACAGAAGGAAACTCAAAAGTAAGCTTGGACCTCTCCTCAAGCTTTCTGTCTCTAATAAACT